TGGGAACGATACGAACACAAAACGACAAACGATGGCAACACCTACCAGGGTCTTTATGTGGATGACATTCCAAGCGGTGCGACAATTTACGCATACGGCGCACAATTAGAAGAACATCCAACGGCGACGGCGGAAGAAGCGAACGCGACATCGTACATTCCAACCTATGGGACGGCGGTATCAAGGGCGTATGACGAAACCAGTGAATTGACCTACGATGACGATTTCACGAGCGTTGTTTTATTTGCTGAGGTCACCATGCTGGACTTGGTTCGCGAAACGTCAAATTATAACATAAGATTAAGAAAAGTCAGCGGTAGCGGCAACATAATTGCTATTTATAGAAATTCATCGTCGAGCAAAAGACGCGCGGCCACTTACCTTATCAATAATTCGGTGACGACGATTATAGGCCAAGAACTTGACACAGACCGCGTAAAAATTGCAATCCAATACAACGCCGGAAACGGAAGCGCAAAAATGTTTGTGAATGGTTCGAACGCGTTGGCGTCATCAGTGACCGACCCCGATTTCGTCGAGTTCGTCAAATTTCAATTATCCGGACAAGGTGGGACGATAAAGGTTCATCAATTCGCGGCATTAAAAGCGACATACACGAACGATGAATTGGCAACATTAACAACGATTTAATCATGTCGAAAATATTAAGAAAATACGAATTCAAATCAATGGCGGCGGCACAAAACGCCGTCGATAAATTGGGCGAAGGACACCAACACAACATCGTCATGATTGGAAACATTGGTGAATCCACAAAATATTCCGTGGACGTTTTATGGCATGGTGAACCGAACGCGTCATGGGATGCTAACATGATTTGGTGTTCGCCAATGGGCGTTTTGATAATGGGCGCAAGTGATGTTGAACGCGAATGGATTGAAACGTGCAAACGTAAACACCCCGAATATTTCCCAGAACCAATTGATGAAGAAGAATAAATCATGAGAAAGATTGACAAAATATTTATCCATTGTTCCGCGACACCAGAAGGTCGCGACATCAAAATGGAAACGATAAAATCATGGCACGTCAAAGGGCGTGGATGGCGAAACATTGGTTACCACTTTGTGATTGAGTTGGACGGAACATTGAAGGTCGGACGACCGATGGAACAGATGGGCGCGGGCGTCAAGGGACACAACGAACATTCCATTCACGTTTGCTACATTGGCGGCCTTGATAAAAGTAAGAACCCAAAAGACACCCGCACGCAAGCGCAACGGGAAACGCTGAACACCATCATTGGCGGATTGCTGAAAGAATATCCCGACGCGTCCGTTCATGGACACAATGAATTTTCAAACAAGGCGTGTCCGTCGTTCGACGTTCAAAAGGAATTTGGAACACCTAAAAAATCCAAGCCAAAGAAATCCAAACCAACACCCAAAGCGGAAGAATAAATGAAACGATTTGTCCAGATATTTAAGAACGACAACGATTGGAATGAAAAGACAATCATTGGTTTCCTTTCTTTTGCGGTCATGGTGTTGGTCATGTTACTTGACGTCATCACCAACATTTCAATCAATGATTTCATTTATAATTCATTTGTCATCGTGACATTGGGTTCGTTTGGAATCGCGGGGTTGGAAAAGTTTTCACCCTCTAAAAAATAACCCATGTCAATCCACGACCTAAAATTGTACACCATCAACACGTTGACCATGGCGGTCACATTCACAAACATTGAAGCCACATTGAAACTTGTTTTGCTATTGGCGTCCATTGGTTATACCTTACAACGCTGGTATATTATGAACGAACAAAAGAAAAACAAAAAGTAAATGGCAGATTCAAAAACCGATTTCGACCAATGGGTTGAAGATTTAGAAAACGAAGAACAACCAAATTGCAACATCCAAAATCCCGACGAATGCGATTCGTGTGGGTCGTAATCACCGCCGCGGTTCTTCAATCGTGTGGTGCATCGTGGCACCTAAAACGTGCGATTGCAAAAGACCCAACAATCATGAACGACACGATTGTGAAAGTCGACACAACGTTCGTGACGGACGAAATACGATTAACGGACACCTTGGTCGTTCGGGACACAATCGTTCGTGAAATCAAAAAGGACAATGCGGTCGTTCGCGTTCAAAAGATACATGACACCATTCGCATTGATGTGATTTGCCCACCCGACACCATCCGTTTTGTGGATGAAATAGAGGTGGACCGCATCATATATAAAGAACAAAAAGGTCCCGAATGGTATCGCAAGACCATGACGATTCTTTGGTTGGTGGTGTCCATTCTGGTCATCATGTGGGCGATGAGGTTAACAAAATAGCGCAAAACGTACAATCGGGCGACCGATTGTTTTGTTGTTGTGGGGGCGTTCTTTTGGACGTCCCTTTTTTTATGCCATTAAAAAACCCAAACGTTCCAAATGGGTTCGTCTGGGTTTTCACACAACAATTCGTCAAGAGCAAGAGAAACGATTGTTATTTTTATGAAAAAATTTATTCTTTAATTTGTCCATGTGTTCTGCCCCCGCCCCGAGGGGCAAAGCCACTTGGCCAAATTAAAATTTTTGTGAGTGAATGTCAAGATTTAGCGTGGTGAATTATTATTGGATTATTCACAATTATTTTTGTCCACATATTGTGTATTTAAAATATTTATTTTACATTTACATTGTTAAACAAAAACAAAGACAAAATGGAAACAAGAATGACACTATTTCAAATTGCACAAATCCTAAAAATCAATTCTTTTAGGTCCAAAAAAATTGAAGGTTTAGATTATTTCTACTACAATCAAAAAGAATCGGATACACCTTGCATTGTTGCATATTACAAGAAACAAGAAAGAAGATATTCATATACAACCGCTGAATCTTTTCTTGATGACCACGGAATTGAAAGCGTTGATGAATTAGAAAAACTATAAAACCAACAATAAACCACCGCCCCGCACTGAAACAAATGCGGGGATTTGGTGGTATAAAACAAAAGTAAAGATGACAACAACAAAGATTTCAAAAGGGAAATACCAGGTCGAAATGAACGGCGAATTGTATTTATTGAACACAATGGTTTCCAACGGCATTGTCCGTTGTTGGTCCATAAAAAAGAACGGCGAACGTGTGGCATCATGTCGCACTAAGAAAAACGCATTGTTGTTTTTGAAAACAAACAATTGGTGGTACACGCATGACAAAGCATAATCACCACAAAAACAAAGAGCAAATGAAAAAGTGGATTCTTAAAAATTACCCCCCAATCGTTTTGACAATTGTTGCATTGATGGTTTTCGTTTTGATGGCTGGATTGCTTTCTGCAATCAACCACATCACGACGCCAGATTTGCCCATTCAATATCAATAAAGATTCGGAACGACGCCCCGAATCAACACAACAATAATGGCGTCAATAATATTTTTTTTAATTATGGCAAAAGTAGATTTTGCAAAAGGACACGCAACCATTTTGAGTGGTTCCGTAAAGTTCGCCCGAATGACACGGGAAAGCGGTCCCGACCAGATGAATGAAAAGTATGGTTGCGACCTTGAGTTGGACGAAGCGTCCATCAAGCAATTGACCGACCTTGGAATTTTGGAACACGTTCGCGCCCGCGACGTGCAAGGAAATTTGAAACACGACGTTCCCGTCGTGAAGATTAAGTCTATCAACATCCCGAAAGCGTATTTGGCAAACCGCCAATCGTTCGACGGATTGATTGGTGACGGAAGTACAATTCGCGCCAACGTGTGGATTAAGAAATGGGAACACAAAGGGAAAAAAGGTTTGTCCATTTGGGTGTCGGCTTATGTCATCACCAATTTGGTTGAATACGCGGTGACCGATTCCGACGCCTTGTTTGAAGGGTTGCCAGATTTACCCGAATTAACGGATGAACAATCCGCATCGGTTGCATCGAACAAACCGCAAGTGGCCACGGCGTCGCAAGCGTTTGACGACAACGATGATGATTTACCATTTTAATTCTTTGAGTTATGAACGTTAGACCAATTATGATGATGGAAGAAATGGTCAAGGTGTTGCGCGACGAATACAATGTCAACGCAATGGAAAAGACCAGAAAAGAAGCCGTCGTCATTCCACGGGCGGCGTTGTTCAATGTGTGTCGCGGATATTATTCCGCGACGCAAATTGGCCAATTCTTCGAAAAGAACCACGCCACCATTTTGCACCATTTCAAGAATCATGAATCATTCATGAGGTTGCCACAATACGTTGAAATATACGAACGATTGATGGAAGTGTTGGCGGAATATGATGACCGCGCAAGACACGCGAAGAAGGAACGCGAGTTGCGAAAAGAACAGATTCACGAATTGACGGAACAAGTTGATGAACTGCAACGTGAAAACCAATCGTTGCGTGAAAAGTTGGACGCCTATGTTTAAAAGGATAATTCGAAAGAGGCGTCACAAAATGTTTGTCGACCAATACATCGTTGAATTGCAATGGGATTCATTGAACACGATGTTGGTGGCCAGCGCGACGCAATGGAACGACGACATTGTGAACCTATTGAACAACAACGCACGATTGATTAGGAAATACCAACGCCGCAAAAAGTGGTTAAAGTTTTAGAGCATGGAACGATTCACAACATTCAAAGAGGCCATCAAGTTGGTGGCATTGTATCAAGCGACATTGGAACAGATGGACACGATGAAGGAAACACGATTGTATCGCCAGAACATCAAAAAAATGATGGGGCGGTTGGAAACGGAAATCGAACGGGCGATTCGCGGTCCATTGGGCGCGTTGGATTCCACGGATGAAGAATTGATGACGACGATTCAAGGTCAAGTGGAAATGATTTTGAATTTGTCATTGGAAGAATTGGTCGCCATGAAAATGGTGGTCGATGAACACCGCGAACCCGAACGCCAAATCGCTGGTGTTGATTTTGGGGATGCGTTGGATAAGTTGTCGAACCTTTAACACCAAAGAGAATGACTTATTTTTTAAAATATGATGAATGGTTTGATAAATACTACGATGTCATATATTTAGAACTTGCAGAAAATGGCGCGGATAGAGAAATGGATTTCAATCCAGAAGAAGAATTTAGAATAAGATATGAGGTTTATTTAAAAACCAAAGAGAATGAATGACCAAGAAAAAGCCACAAAGATTCTTTTTTACTTGTTAGCGTTTACAATAGTCATGTTTGCATTAAGTGTATTGGCTTTGCTTTATGTTTACGCTCACCCGACAATCACTTTGAAATGAATTGCAATTGCCCCAACAAAACGATGACCATGATTGAATTGTGTTATCGTGATTTAAAAGAAAACGGAATCGAAAAAGATTGAACAATGACAAAGGAAAAATTCACGCAAATGCTTGAACAACACGATTGGCATTTCGAACGAAGCGACGACCATTCAAAATGGCGTCAAGGAATAGAAGAACGGAAACGCATTATGTCCGCAAAAATCATATTAGGCGAGGTTGGTGAACGACTATTTGAAGAACACCGCAAAAAAAACAACGCATGATTTCCATGATTGTACCAGAAGAACAACGCGCACGGATTTGGAAATATTTGGGGCGTCACAACCTTGCGAACCGCGGTCGGTTTGATGGGTCACGAAAAGACCAATACATTGGTTTATTGGGTGAATATGTCGTCCGCGAATATCTTGGAATTGATGTCGAAGAATACCGAAGCAAAGAAGGGTTTGACGACGGCGTGGATATTGTCGCAAGCAATGGAATGACGATTGATGTGAAAACGATTGCGACACGTTCAGCGGTTCGCCCACATTATCAAGTCAACATCGCGGCAACGCAAAAATCGTATCTGGTCCACATGTATGTTTTTTGTCATCACAACACAAAGAACAATGAAACCACGATTTGTGGATGGCGGTCCAAAAAGATGTATTTCGAGGACGCCACATATATGGCAAAAGGTGAACAGAAAGTTTTGGACAACGGGTCGGTCTTAACATATCGCGCCGCGTCCTATGATTTGAGGATTTCACAATTGCACGATATTAAAGAATTAAACAGAATAATAAATCAAGATTTATGAAAATCAAGAATGTTGAACAAAGGTCACGCGAATGGTTCGAAATGCGTTTGGGTGTCATTACGGGTTCGCGATGTGCGAACATTTTCAAGTCAAACAATTTGACGTTTGTCGATGAGTTAATCGCCGAACGATTGTCGGGCGAGATTATAGAATCACCAACAACGCAAGCTATGATGCACGGCATCATGATGGAACCCGTGGCGTTGGATGAATACAGAATGAGAACGGGAAACGATGCAAGGGAAATCGGTTTTTGCATTCACGACGAACATGATTTTTTGGCCATCAGTCCCGACGCGCTGGTCTATGAAAAGGACGTTCCAATTGGTGGCGTGGAAATCAAATGTCCATCAACGAAAAAGCACGTTGAATATTTGAGAATGAACAAGATTCCCGCACAATATAAAGCGCAAGTGATGCACTATTTCATTGTGATTGATTCTTTGCAATGGATGGATTTCGTTTCGTTCGACCCGCGCATTCAAAAAAAATTGTTTATTTTCCGAGTTCATCGCAACGACCCAGACGTTGAAATGGAAATTGAAATGCGTAAAATGAAATATTTGGAATTCTGGAATAAAGTTCAAAAATATGAGCGACAAATCACCGAATGATTTCGACCGAATTTGTTGGGAATTGGCCAAAGATTATTTGAAAGCCATGGACCGAACGCACATTTCAAGAATGATTGAACATTCTGCAAACAAAAGAATCAATAATGAATTGGATTCCTAAGAACCTAAAAGAGTTGGGCAAATTAGCCGACCAACTGAAAGCCGAAAAACACCCAATGTTGCCACCGCACGCATTGGTCAAACAAAGATTCAAAGACACCACCGCCAATGATTTGACAAAAACAATCATTTGGGATATGTATCACGTCCGCGGTGGCGTTGCGTATCGAATAAACAACGGCGCGGTGTACGATGTCAAACGCAAGGTGTATCGGAAGGGCGTCCAGCGCAAAGGGATTCCCGACATCATTGGAATCATTGACGGCAAATTTTACGGCATTGAGGTGAAGATTGGAAAGGACAGACAATCCGCCGAACAAAAGGAAATTGAAAAGGAAATCAACGATTCTGGTGGCGTGTATTTCATTGCGAAAAGCTACGATGACTATTTGTCGAAAATCAAATGATTCACGACAACCATAAAAACGGCGCGTTGGCGGAATTGCGATGTGCGGCGGAATTGATTCAAAGGGATTGGCACGTTGCGTTCCCTTTTGTCCATCAATCGGAAATTGACATGATAGCATTTCGCGGGAATCGTTTTGTGACGATTCAAGTGAAGTCGGCGACATACATCAAGAAACACCACGCGGAAATCACTTGTGTTTTCGACCAATATAAAAACGTTGATTTTGTCATCTGTTATGACGTGGTGAACCGCCGTTGGTTTATTTTTCCTTTTAAGGAATTAAAAGGACGGAAGTCAATAACATTGACGCCCAAAAGATATTCGCGCAATTGTGACAATTGGGCGTTGATTAGATAACACACAACAAAGAGCAAAGAACGAATGGACATCAAAAAGATTGCCCACAAATATCGCGACCACGGATTTTCCCCGATTCCATTGGTCCGCAATTCAAAACGGCCATTGCTGAAAGGATGGCAACAACACGCAGAAACACCGATTGAAGATTTCAGCGTTTTCGATAAGACCAACGGCATTGGTCTGGTCATGGGTTTCGATGGAATCCAATGTTTGGACATTGACGCCAAATATTTTGAGGGGGAAGAATACGAAGAATTCAAGGGATTGATTGAGGACAACGCGCCCGAACTCATCAACAAAATGATTATCCAGCAAACGCAATCGGGCGGTTTCCATTGGATTTTCAAATGTTCGGAAATCGCGGGAAACGAAAAGTTGGCGAAGAATAGTAAAGGCGAAGTAATATTCGAAACACGCGGAAAGGGTGGTCAAATTGTTGTTTGGCCGACAAAGGGATATAAAATCATTGGAAAAATCACCGACGTCGTTGAAATCAGCCCCGACGAACGGAACGTGATTTGGATGTGCGCCAAAATGATGGACGCCACCATTCCGCAACCCGAACCAATAAAGAATCAACCAACGGAATCGGTATTGGATAGCGATTCGGACGATTCAACGCCGTGGGGCGAGTTTAGAGCCACGAACACCACGTTGGACGTCTTGTTGCATTACGGATGGACAATCGTTCGGGAAAACGCAAGAATGACGTATTTGTTGCGACCGGGCGAAACAACATCGGAAACATCTGGTGTCATCTTCAAAGATTCGGGTTCGTTTTTCCCATTTACGACATCCACACAATTCGAGGCGGAAAAGGCGCACGACGCATTCCAATGTTTCGTTGTATTGGGTCACAATGGTGATTTCAAAAGCGCAATCAAAGATTTGCGCGACCAAGGGTTCGGCGAATCAAATGATTCACGCAAAGTGTCGGACGATGCGTTGTTTGATTACGAGAACGCCACGCCCGAACAATTGGATGAAATGGCGGCGTTGTTGCAGTCGTTGGAAGTGGATTCATCCATTGAGGTTGCAGAACCAGACAAGGCCATCACGTTGCATTTCGGTGGCGATGAATATGTGTTCGGGACGATGGGCAATTTTTCATTGATTCAAGGGAAAGCCAAATCGCGCAAAAGTTATTTTTTGTCGGCATTGATGGCCGCCGCCGTTTCCACCAATACGATTTCCAACCATATCCGCGGACACGTTCATGACCGCGTGAACATCTACATTGACACGGAAATGGGCGATTGGCATTCAGCGCGTGCGAAAAAAAGGATTTTGACAATGGCGGGATTGGACCCGCGTGTCAACATTCCGAATTTCAAACATTACAGATTCCGCGGTTTGTTGACCAACAAAGAGCGATTGAAGTTGACGGAATACGTCATGAAATCGTTTGACAACATTGGATTTGTTGTCATTGATGGGATTGTTGATTTGACATCCAAAGGGGTGAACGACGAAGAAGAAGCCACGGAAATAGCGTCCAAGTTGTTGCAATGGACATCGGAAAAGGATTGCCACATTTCGTGTGTATTACATGAGAATAAGAATGACAGAAACGCCAAAGGACATTTGGGCGCATTGTTGACGCAAAAGGCAGAAACCGCCGTTTCATTGGCTAAATCGGAAAACACACCAAGTGCGTCGGATGTTGTTCCAGAATACACGCGAAACATTGAATTCCCATCAATGGAAATGGTCATCACGTCGTATGATTCAATTGAATTGACTGAAAAAGAGCCGTTGCAAAAGATTGAAGAACGCGTGTGGACGTCAAACGATATGGATGGTGTGTTGCCATTGATTCACGGGAAAAGCAAGACCGCGGCCATCAAATTCATTCAAGACACGGAAAACGTTCCAAAGCGAACGGCAACCAAGTTGTTGAATGAAATGGAAGCCAACAAAATGTTTGGGTATCGTAAACAAGGGCGAACCGATATGATTGACAAAAATTTTAGTATTTTATAGGGATGAAAACAATAAATTCACTTAGTGGCGGAAAAACGTCGTCATATATCGCGGCAAATTATCCAGCGGACTATGATGTTTTTTCCTTGGTTCGAATCGAGGACGAACGATGTCGATTCCCCGATGAAAAGGTTCGTCAAATGGTTGAAGATAGAATCGGGAAACCATTTGTTGCAACCGCTGAAGATGACACAATCATTTTCACGATGTTGGATTTGGAACAATACATCGGTCGTGAAATTACTTGGTTGACGGGACCAACGTTTGACGAGGTAATCAAAAAGAAAGGCGGCTATCTACCAAACAAAATCGCGCGGTTTTGCACGACAGAAATGAAAACGATTCCGATTGCAGAATGGCGTCATAAAACCATTGATGGACCCGTTGAAATGCGTTTTGGTTATCGTGCAAATGAAACACGCCGTGCCAAAAGCATGATGGAAAAGATGAACGACAACGGAATGGTTGAGGTGAAAATAATTGTTGGCAAACATCCAAACGGGAACAATAAATGGCAAACAATTGAATATTGCAAACCATCATTCCCGTTGATTGATGCGAACATTTACAAAGACACGATTGAACAATTTTGGACGGACAAACGTGTTCGGTTTGCCTACATGAACAATTGCGTTGGATGCTGGTGGCGTTCACCAATGTTGTTGTCGCACATGAACGACAAGGAACCCGAAAAAATGAATTGGTTTGCAGAAACAGAAGAAAACAACAAAGGAACATTTCGTTCGGATGTAACATTCCGCGAGATAATGAAATGGAAACGTCAAATCAAATTGTTTGACGACGATTTCAATGAATGTGATTCGGGATATTGTGGCTTATGATTGATTTGAAAACACGAAACAAGATTGCGCAATTGTTCGTCGATATGAATGTCGGCGAATCCAAACCCGTGCGATTGACTGAAATGGTTCCATTGTTGAAAGAAGTAAACGACACGCCAATGATTGGACACGCCATCCGATTCATCAAAGATGCCGACGGCGTTGTCACTCATATAAAGAAATACAGAAAAACCGCAATAGAAAAGAGAATTGGAAACTAAAGTTTGCACCAAGTGTAATGAAGAAAAGGAATTGAAACATTTCGCACGATTGACCGACACAAAATCGGGTTATCGTCCGAAATGCAAAACGTGTTCAAAAGAATATAAAAGGGAACGCGGGTTGCACATTCCCCAAGCGTCGGAAAAATATGTGGTGGATAAATACACGATGCGCAATCATATGTTCATTCATTTTGGGTTCTGGGAATCTAAAATGACGCAAGTGGAACGCGACCAGAACAACCGCGATTTGCGTAAATATTACAAACCAGAACAAAAAGATAAATTGTAGATGCCTAATGTCCCAAAGAGAAAACAACGCCCGTGGTTGCAAGGTCAAAACAAGTCAAGCAAACAACGCATTGAAAGAAATAAATTCTATCAGTCAACCGCATGGCGAAGATTGCGCGGAATGTTTATCAAGCGGAACCCGTTGTGTGTCGAATGTGAAAGCGTTGGCCAAGTGGTGGACCACATCGTTCCCATCAAAAGCGGTGGTGATTCGTTGGCGTGGGACAACTTGCAAACGATGTGTCATCGGTGTCACAACGTCAAATCTGGACGTGAATCACATGAAAGATGACCGCACACACACGCAAAATTTGACCGAAAAGGTGGGTTTTTACCTAAATATTAGCAAAAAACACACGCATAGGGGGGGTCAAAAGCTAAAAATAGAATCATTTAGACAT